CATGTCGAACTCATGTCCGAGGATGTCGAAGGTTTGCACGGGTGCGATAGTCATGTGTGTATACGTGAGTGGATGGATGACACACAAGGTGTCAGACCTGGGCAAGGGTTTGCACCTCGCCGCTCGCTTGGACGAATCAGGCGGCAACGATCGGAAGATCGCTGGCAAACAGTGAATTGAGTGGTGTGCACTCACCGAACACACGGGTCTTGCAGTCATAAGGCAAGAGTGCGTCATTGACCCAAAGACCCAATGACATGTTGCGGTTGAGTAGCAGGTTCGCAATGGCACGACGTGATACATGAGTGTACTCGTAGATGCTGCCTTTGCGGTAGGCAACCTGCACAACGGCACGGATGGGATCAACGACCATACGCTCAACACAATCGGAGGTACGGACAGGGATGTTGATGAACATAAAACAAGTGGTAGACAACAGTGTGCGTCCTTGAATCGACGCAATTGCATACAGCCCGGCTCGAACGGGCAGGGTGCCTTGCACCGTGCAGCATGCCATGAGCAGACAAAGCGTGTGGCTCCGCTGTCTCCAGTGATACTGGAGTGGATGTGTGCTCTATGCAACCGACCAGCAGGGCTGGTGTGGAACGTGCCTATCCACCGACGGCAGTTGCAGCAGCTTTGAAGTTGTCGAGGTTCGGTGAGGCAGTGTCTGATGGTTGAAGATCGAGACTCTCCTCCCCCTTAACAGGGAGAGTCGAGATCAAGACCTTCAAATCAGACATCTGGTTTTACTATACCGCAGTGGATCAGTTGTGAGCTGTGTCATTTGTGACGAGGTAGACAACAAGCCAGTGGTTGCAGTGGTTATCAGCTGTGCTTATCGTTGGATTAGTTCTGCTTATCAACTGAGATCCATTGGTATGACTGGAAAAAGACAGTTGTGGAACTGGTCGCCGACAGATCGCACAAAGTACACACCACACACGCGTGCGCGATAGATGAAACCCGCGCAATGCCTAGGCGCGATGGCTAGATCGCACGTCTAGCGCGGGCGAATGACCCACCCCTATGGGGGAATTTGCGTCCTTCCCTGTCGTATATAGCCTTCAAACATTTTTGTCATATTTTAAGAGCATCCATACAGCCACGGACACCCCAGCCATCAATAAAACCAACATATAAACGACGGACCAAACAACCATAGTTACTTACCCAGGTAGATCTGTTCTTTTTCATACGGTTCATACCGGACATATTCGACTAAGTCGTTTATATAGCCCGGTACATATGCCCGTACATCTAAACACTGTTGCAAGCTAAAGGTATTAGCAGTACACACAGCAATAAACTCTGTCAGGTAGATGACAACGCTTTTGAAACCAAAGGAAAACATTTATCAATCAACACACGACATTCATCAGCAATAACCTTATGTTCATGTTGTGTACCATTAGCACAACGTAGATCTGTGTAATGAATCCACGATCTCAACGTACCATTCATGTACAGAGTGGTTGGAGTAGACATAGGTAACACATCACGTGCACATTCCTTAGCTACACCTGCACTAAGCATCTCGTTATAGAGATATAAGGACTGATCAAAGAGTTGATTAGCCTTTAATTGGAACTCTTGTATGGTAAACGGGTCCATATCGTCGGTACTGTTCTGTCTGTTGATCAGATCTTGACGACGGATATTAGGTAACACTGGACGTTCTGTAACTTCTGCATACCGTTGACTAAACTCTTGGAACGAGAAGGAACGATGACGAAGAATCTGAGCAGCAATACTACGTGTAGTTTTAATTTCTACACACATATTGACCATTTCAAAGGGTGACCAATGCTTATGTTTAATGAGGTACTTAATCAAACGATCACTGGTCTCAGTGTTGTTTTGATTATCAGGGTTTGACACACGTGCCATGTAAGCAACAAGGTCATCACCATTAGGTGTGGAATGTACGAGGGTAACTTGTTTCATTAACGGGTGGTAGATATGATGATAAGTGTATAAGTAAATACATTCAATGTATTACAAGATTCTTGATCATCACGGTAGTTAGTTCAAGTAAAGACTTGATGTGTTCTTGTTGTGTTTGGGTGTTATGAGGATTCAACATCCCCAGGTTGAATAGAAAAGGGAGAGTGTTACGTCTCCCTATTTCACAGGAGGTCCACCCTTCCTCCTGTATACGGCGGGGACCGCCCCTAAACCCAGGTGGGGACAGAGCTTTGAGGATTACCTTGTGCAGCCTGTCTTTGTTCTAAGTTCATACCTAAAACAAGGTGATCTGCGGAGGATTGAGGGTCATCTAAGAACTCTGCAAGCAGTTGATTCCACTCATCACGCTTACGAGAGTTGATTTGTTCTTGTGCAGAGATACCAAAGGCATCAGTAAAGTATTTAACACCTTGTGCCAGGGCATCCAATCTGTCGTCGTGTTTAACGGCACCTTTTTCACGACACATACGGCTCATCTGATAGAAGAGCATATACATGAGACGTTTTTCGGGTGCTTCATCTTTATTGGACTTGTAATCCCAATCAATAACGGACTTATCTACAACAAGCCGGTGTTGATTAAGTATAGGCTCAAGGGTATCAATGATTCGATCTTCTTTACGTACATTGGCTCGGATTTCTTCAACATCAATCCCTTGTTTAGTTTGTTGGAGGTGTTTTTTAAATAGTTCAGCAACAATACCATCACCAAAGTTAGTTTCTACGACAAGCTTGGTAACACCAAACTTTTTACATCCACTTAGAATGTCCAGGAGTGTGTTGTCTGAGTATCCGTCTCTGTAAGCACGCACTTGGTGCAAGTACAGGAAACCATTACGTTGGGAGATATAAGCTGCTGCCGTTTCATCCGTTCCACGACCCGACGGGTCAACTGAGCAGATTGTTTCAGAGTAAGGGAGCCATTCCCCCTGGAGTTGCATTGGACTGTAGAAATAATCTCCAGGTAATCCGACAGTTGGTAATTCTTTGATGACGTTCTTTGGGTCTGAGCACCAGACGACGGAATCAGGGCAAGTTTCAGGGTTAACAGAAGTAACCACGAGGTCAGCCATTTTAAGTGGGAATTTTTCAGCATCACTAAGGGAGGTATCAAGCATGAACTGCAACATGAAGTTGCTACGACCCATTGCTGCTTCACGTTCCAACAGGTCATCATCAGCGAAGCGATCCGGGTCAGTTACGTCCCAGGCAACGGCTCCGTTATCAATATCGGATTGCAACTGTGGAGCAATAAGTCCTTCGTAATTACTAAGGTTTCTTGGTACTCTTGCAGGCCAAACGAAGGGTCGATAATTACGTTCGGCAAGCTTACGGTATATAGTAAAAGTAGTTTGAGGGGTACCAAGGTACATAATGCGGCTATCATCTTTCGGTGTAAGGATAGATTCAGCTTCAGTACAAAGTTGTAAAAGTTTCTCCCTCATCATTTCAGTCATTGAGTTACCAGGAACTTCAATGTCGTCGAGAATCATTAAATCTGCGCGGCTTCCGGTTAGCTGCCCAGTGATGCCCACGCTTTTTACGCTTGGAGCTTGGTGGGGTGAGCAGTTCACATCGAAGCTTATTCTCGACCACCTTGCATCGTCTGATTTCGGGCGTAAATGAGAAAGCCATGGCGTTTCAATGATAAGTTTTTGCAGGAAGATTGACATGTTATCTGCGCGTTCTTTAGACGCAGAGATAATCATGATTTTCTTTTCTGGATTATTGAAGAGTGTCCACAACACAAACGCACCTGTAATCCAGGATTTACCGACACCACGGAATGCTTGTATTTGTAAACGCTTGGGACCGTGTTGTATATAGTCTGCGATTGCGTACTGTGCGCGCGTAGGAGACGGCAAATCAAGCTGCTGCCACAATGCTTGCAGAAACAGCTTGAAGTCGTCTTGTAACGCCTCTAAGACGTTGGACATAAGTTATTAAAATAGTTCGATGCCTAATGCGGCCAACATTGGGTTACCGAGGATCATTGCTGAGTTGGCTCTGTCAACGATTTCAGAACCACTTTCGCTACGAGAAAAGGCACCTGGGATAGTCAGTTTTCCGTTTCCATTACGGTGTCCGTTACCGTTCCGGTGTCCGTTACCATTACCGTTACCGTTAGGTTTACCGTTACCGGTTCGTTTTCCTTTAGTTTTTTGCCTGCTTTTGGCTAGCAGTTTTTCCATTTGTGCAATATCAACTTCATCTCCTTGAGGAATTGATATACCTTTTTGTTTGGAGGTTTCCTCAAATTTATTGTGTGTTGAAGCAGGTATTACACGGACATCACCAGAAACATTATCGATGTCAACAACAAATTTATCTTTGCCGAACTTGGAATAGATTTTTGATTCGACGTTGTCTTTGTGTTGTTTGAAGTCAGGATCTGAAATAGATGTGTGAGAGTTAGACCCACCAATCTGTAACGCTACATCGTGTTCGACAATGGAGGGTCGACCACCTGCGGCATGTTGATGCAGTGTATTAGAGGAGATGTTTCTAGCCTGTCTTTTCTGATTTCTAAAATTGGAATCCTCGTAAATGCCTTTACTTTTAGCTTTTCTAATACGTAAAGCATTGGCTCGGGAACGTCTGACACGTCGCTTGTCGAACGAATCAATAGACACACTGCCTCTGCCGTCAGCCTTTAAACGGAAACCGTCTGGAGGTGGACCAAGAACTTCATACAGTTGCGTAGGTGTGTGTCTACCGTTTTCTTTTACGTATGCACGTGCAGCGTCCCGATATTGACGTGCAATATCAGACATAAAAAAAGCCGCCCGAAGGCGGCATTAAGTACCTAAGTGGATATGTTGTTTATGAAATGTGGGAGAGAATTACGTGTTCTCTTAGGCGGTTTTTACCGTGTGCAGCTCTTATAAAATTGAGCCAGTGTGTACTTCCTTTTTCCTGATTACAGCG